AGGTCGTCGCCCTCGTAGAGCACTGGCGTCGGCCAGATCGTGGGCCGGATGCGCTCGCCCGCGGCGTGGTCTTTGGTCACGATCGCTTCGAACGTCTGATTGTCTGGATCGACGCTGATCAGGCGGACGTACTCTTCATTCGCGCCGCCGGGATCCAGGAAGACGAAGGCGCCGGCAACGAGGCCGAGTCGGTTTGCACCGTAGGAAGCCGTCTGGAAGGTCTGCGGATCGGGCCCGGCGGTCACCGCCGAGATCAGTACCAGGCCGTAGTCGGCATACGGCAGGCGGCGCGTGGCGGGCAGGCCGTAGCCCTCATTGTTCACCAGGAAGTCGTAGGTGGTCTTGTAGGGGTCGGGCAGAGCCTGCGTGATGCCCATGTACTCAAGCGGTTCCCACGTCGCGCCTCCGTCGCGGCTGATCTTCACCAGGAACGCCGACTGGCCGTCCGTCGTACCGCGCTGAAGATAGGCGTAGACGCAGCGGATCGAAGCGGCGTCCTGCACCTTCATCGGAATGACGACGTTCTCTTGCACCGTGAGCGGGCCGGGGACCTGAAAGGTGTACGCGCCGCCGTTGCAGGTGCGCAGGCCCGGCATGTAGGGCTCGCTGTGGCGCGACAACGGGAAGACGGTGAACGGTCCGTAACCGAAGTGGTTTGCCACGCCCGCCAGCGCCGCCACGATGCAAGCGCTCGGCAGCTTCGCCTCAATCCGCGCGGGCAGGTCCGGCGTGCGGAAGAATCCTTTGCGGACGCTGAAAGTGAAGGTCTTCTGGTCGAGCTTGTAGAAGCGGATGCCGGCAAGATGCGCGCAGCGCAGGGTGCTGAAGGTCGCCTGGCCTTCGGGTACGCCTGGGTAGGCGCGTTGCAGATGAAACTCGCCGCTCGGCACAACGTCACCCGGTGCGCCGGGACCGATGATCTGAGCGCACTCATACGACCGCCGGCCAGGGTTCGCAGGGTCGGCCGACTCATCGTTGAAGACGACGAAGTCGCCCACCCGGAAGACCCGTTGCGTATCGGGATTGACGGTGCAGACCACGGTGACGGGGTCGGTCGCGGCGTCGATGGCGGCGTCGGTGGAAGCCCAGAGATCGGTGGCGAGCTCGTCCACGTAGTAGAGCGCCAGCGTGATCTCGTGCGCGCCGACGATGTTCGAGTTGCCGGAGGCGTCGGGTGCAACCGACATGTCGTCGATGGCGAAGGTGCCGTAGTCGCCGAGGCGAGGAACGCCGGTCAGCACGCCGGGGACACCCGTGTCGATGAGCACTTCTTCGGCGGGCGGCTCGGGCACAACGTCGGCGGGCTTCGGGCCGGCGACCAGGTCGTACATCGAGTCTGTCGTCGTGCGGCCCTGGATGTCGATCGAGTAGTCGCGGTTCAGCCGCCAGCCGGTCACGCGGAACTCGCCCGCGCCCCCAGGCATGTCGGGATGCGTCATCGAGCACACCATGCCGGGCTCCGTGTTCAGCGCAAGCACGGTCGTGCGGAAGCCGATCTGGCGCGCCTTCTTCCATTCTTCCGGGGTGATGCCGCCCAACTCCTCTCGCAGGCGGACGGTGATGATCCGGGCGGCCTGGGACTTCGACGCTGTGCCCGACAGATTCACCGTTGACTTCAGAAACAGTGACCCAGCGCCGCCACCGATCAATGTGGCGTGGTCGATGTCGTAAAGCGAGATCGAGTTGGCGACGAACTCGAAGTCCTCGTCGGCGAAGTTCGCCGTCAGGTGATTGAACGAGGGTTTCAGCGGAGCGAGCTGAAGGCTACGGAACAGGATGTTGCCCTCCGTGAAGGCCTCGACCGCCGAGGAGTTCACGCGGACGCCGAGCTTGAGCTTGCCGTTCGCGAAGGTGTAGTAGCCCAGGCAGTTCATCAAAACTTCCTGGAGCCAGTCGCGCAGCGGCTTCTCCTCCTGGAGCACGCCACGGAACTTGAACTGGGTCTCCGTACCCGCGCCGACCAGTTTTGAAACCTGCTCGTCGCAGATCGATGCCGCCGCGATGGCCGCATCGACATCGAACAGCGTTTCTGCGAAGTCGAGTTGTTCGGTCGACGCGCCCGCGCCGAGGCGCAGACCTCGGGCGCGCAGGAGCATGTTGACGGCGATCCAGATGGGGTTGGTCAGTGCGGGTGAGAAGACCCGCACGCCGGGTGAGGTCCACACCCAACCGCCGAGGCCCTGGGCGACGACGGCTTCCATCGCGTGTTCGCTCAGGCGTGAAAGCTGCAATCCTTTGGCATCCGAACGCCGGATCATGAGGAACGCCGTGCCGGCCGCGCGTTCCGGGCCAGCGTCCGTGTCCATGCCGAAGGTCGTTGGGTTCGGATCAGGCCCCAGGCTGGTCATCAACCCGAGCCAACCAGGATAGCCGTGATGGTACTGCCCGTCGAGCTTGTGGCCCGTGCCGTAAGCGCCCAGCGGCCCTTCGCCCACTAGCCCCAAGGCAGCGTAGAAATCGCTTTCGTCGCGGCCCGAGGCGATCTTGGCGTTCACGGGCATCGGCGAGTCCGTGTAGATCTCCGACAGGACCTGGGCGTAGATCGAGTCGGCGACCAGCGAGACCGAGGTGAGCGTCGAGCGGCCGAAGCCCCAGACGCCGGTCGAGTTGTCCTTGATGCGCAGGCCCTGCGGCCTGGCCATGATGCCGCCGTAGTAGTCGTACATGCCGTGCGCGCGGCAGCCGTTGGGCGTGTCGAAGCCCTTGTCGCAGCGTGTGGGATCGGCCTCGGGGAAGTGGACCAGATCGAGCGCGCCCTGCGAGTCGAACGGGCAGGCCTGGCCGTCGTTGAAACGCTTCCAGCAGGTGCGGGAGATCTTGCGCGTGGGATAGGGCAGGTTCAGTTCGTAAAGGCCATCAGCGGCGGTCACTCGGAACTCAGGCCCGGCGTCGCAGGTCCAATTGACGATATTGCCCTTCCAGAGATCGAGCTTGATCCCAGTTCCGACGTGGAACAGGCTGAAGGCAATCTCGGCCCGGAAGAGGTCGACGTCGTTGGCCAGGTCGCGCATCACGCGGTCGGCGTTGCCGAAGGTGAACTGGGCCTCGTCGGACTCGTTGCCGATGGATTGCGAGATGCCGTCGAACTCGACGAGGCGCGCCTGGTAGAGTTGGCCGCCGATAGTGCAGCGCCGGTCGGAGACGTAGATTGCGGGGTAGCCGGTCTCGAGCGGCTGGATGCGGATGAGCGGAATGATCTCTTGAACCTGCGAAAGCAGCGCAGTCTGGAGCGCGGCGGGCGGGAAGCGCTGGACAGTCTGGTTCAGCGGATATGAGGGGCTGGTCTGCGGAATTTCAATGAGCGTCACGCCGAGCGAGCAGGCCCAGTCGGCGACCATCTCCCAGGAGAGCGGCTCATTGGTGAAGCGGCTGGTGACCGGCGTGGTCCCGGCGCCGCTTTCGCTCGGGGCGTTGTAAGTGAACGCGCCGTAGGGACCGTACTTCATCTCCCAGAAGTTACGCAGGGCGATGCGCTCGGCGTCGCGCAGCCACTGCTTGCGAATGGTGAAGCGGCGAGCGCCGGTTCCGAGGAGGACGCGCTGCTCGACCTTTGCATTGCCGCTGCCGAATTGATGCACCACGACCTCGTGGTCCCGGCGTACCTCGAGCGGATAATCGGGCACGAGCGGGAACACGCCGCTCGGTGCGATGTCGGGTACCGGGATGTTGCCGATGTAGTCAGGCAAGTTCGATCAGCTCCAGCGTCAGATCGGCGCGCGCGAGCGAAGTACTCTGTTCCCACGGACCAGCGAAGCGCACAGTGTGCCTACCCACAACAGCCTGGCCTGTCGGGTCGTGCGTAAACTTTGGGCTGGTCTCATACGGGTCGTAGAAGTAGAACGGCTCGGTTGGGCCCTTGCGGGCGTCGTAGAAGTCGCGCAGCGCCGCGAGTTGCGCCGGAGTCAGCCGCTTGGCCAGCCGCCAGCGCTTGCGGCTGTTGGTCGCCTGGACCGACCTCTGCGATTCGCCGTTGCGGTACTCGTTATCAAGCGACGGGTACTCGCGTTCGTGGACGAAGGCGCGCGAGAGGCTTGCCGGCAGCACGGTGAGCGGCGCGGCATTCTGAACGGAACCGGGCATCAGGCGGTTACCAGGTCGAGGAGTCTTTGTTCTGGGCGCGCGCCGATCTTGCGGGCGACGAATCGGGCGTAGTTGGCGGGATAGTTGCCATCCGCCGAGGGCGCATACACCCGGAACATCTCCTCCGCGGTCGGCGGCTTGCCCTGCGTATACTTCCCATCCAGGTACTGTCCCACGAGCACGCGCAGGATGCGCCAGCCTTCCTCGATCGCTCGTTGGCTCATCTCCTCGCGCGAGGCGCCGGGAAACCGCTCGGACGCCCACGCGACGAAGTCCACGTAACCGCGATGAGTGGGATACGGCCGGCCGCGCGCGTCGCGCCACTGCCGGATGTTGCCTGGGTTTGCATTCCTCTGGGCAAGGGTTGACTTCGCGGTAGTGGCGTAGAAACCCTCCATCTCGGCGATCGCCCGCGCGATTTTCTCGATCAGTTCCGCTCGCGTCATGACAGGATCAACCCTGGACTCAGTTGCAGCCCGGTCATCTCCCTGCGGCCGGCGCTGGCTTTGGTCGCCGTCATCGCCGCCGATTGCACGGCGCGCGGATTCTCAACCACTACGCGCACCGTTTCCTTCTCGAAGAACTCCTTCGCTCCGGGCACCGTGATGTTGATCACCGTGGGCCCCGCCGCGGACGACGGCGCGCCGCTGCCGATACGGTCCAGCGTCAGGCCCCCAGAACTCGACTGGAAGAGACTCCCGCCTTGCTGGAGCAACGACACTGGGCGCACGGTGGCCGGGAGTCCGGAAGTGCTCTGGCCCGTCGACAGTGCGTACAGTTCGACCAGATCGCGGATCTGTTGGCTGCGAATGGCCATGTCAAGATTGCCGCCAAAGGCTTGCTTGGCGATGTCGACGATCTGCCTCAGCACGCCTTTGTCGCGGATGTCGATGCCGTAGGTGGCCTTGATCTTCTCGCGCGCCTTCTCCTCGGCGCCTTTGACGAACAGCCGCACCAGCCCAGCGAGCGCTCCGACCCCAGCGCCGATCGCCGCGCCCAGAGGACCGCCATACTTGAAGCCGATCATCGCGCCGCCGGCCGTGGTCATGGCGAGGCCGGAGACGCCGCCGCGCTGGAGGCCCATCATCGCGAGCGTCGCGCCACCGAGTAGCGCGGCATTGGACCGTCCGAGAGCCGAGAGCTTCTGGCCCATCGTGGCCGCTTCCCACGTCACGGCCTTCCCAGGCGCATACTGGACACCGCCGCCGAAGCCGAGAAAATCCTTCCAGCCACCGAGCAGGCCACTCCAACCGCTGCCGCTGCTCGCAGGGATGAAGGGAGGCGTGCCCCACCCTCCGGCCGCGCCGCCCGGAATGGGACTGCCGCCGCCACTGCCTCCTCCGAAGACCGGCGCTGCGCCGATACCGAGCAGTCCGCCGAGCCTGCCGAGCGTGCCCCCGCCGGAGGCGCCTCCACCGGCCAGCGAGACCCGCGTGCCGGTAAACAACTGCATCAGCATCGCAGCCACGCGCGAAGTGACCACGTCCTTGATGGCGGTCAGCAAGGCGGTCTTGAGCGAGTTGCCAATCGCGGACCAGATGGACTGCGACTTGGTGAGCAGCGCGTCGAAGACACCCTCGGCCTGGCGCCTGAAGGAATCGAAGATGCGCTCATTATGGTCACGGATCAGTTGCGCCTGACGAATCGCCGCCGTCTCACGCGCGCCCTGGATCGCGGCGTCCGTGGCCTCCTGCTGGAACCGCCGGATCTCGTCCCGCTGCGTGGTGAGCTCAGAAATGCGCGCCTGGATCTCATCGGCCCGGTAGCCGAGCCGCTTGAGTTGCGCCTCTTCCTCGATCACCATCCGCGAGCTTTCCAGATCAAACAGCCGCATGCGGATCTCGTGGACCCGGGTGAGGTACTCGATCTCGATCGCAGCCTTGCGCTGCTCGACGGCGACCTTCTGTTCCAGAGTCTGGGCGTTCGTAGCATCAAGAGCCCGCAGTTGGGCCTCGTGCGCGATCCCGGCGCGCTGCTCTTCAATCCCGAGCATCTGCTCCAGGTGATCGAGGTTGCGCTTCGAAACCTCCTCGTTATAGGCCAGCCGCTGGCTGAACAGGTGCGACTCGATCTCGAGGCGCCGCCGCGCGGCCTCTTCTTCCGCGGCCAGATACTCGGCGAGGTTCTTGCCGTCGGTCTCCTGGACTTCCTTCTGCCAGTTCGCCAGGCGCACGCGAAGTTCGCCGATGACGTTCTCCCACGCCTTTTGGGTCAGCGCGATGCGCTGCTCGTTGCCGCGCTCGTCAACATACGTCGTCCACTTTCGAGTCTGCTCCTGTACCTCGGCCACGTCCCGCGCGAATCCTGTCAGCCCGCGCCGCCGCGCTTCTTCGAGCGCACGTGCGCTCTCCCGCTCCACTTCCAACTGGCGCTTCCGGATCTCGGCCGCCCGCTTCAGTGCTTCGAGGTCGGGCTCCGGTGCCGTCTTGATGGCCAGTTTCGGGCCTTCGTACTCGAAGGCCTGCTCTCCAGGGAGCCACCGCTTGCCCATGACGAGTTCGCGGATCTGGTCGTCGGTCATCCCCTGTTTGCGCAGGGCATCGACGCTCGTCCGCCCGCTGAAGAGGTCCTCGCGCAGCGCCTTCCGCTGCATCTCATCGAAACGGGCCTGTAGCTGATCCTGGGTGTCCTTCCACTGCGAGTAGATGGCGAAGCCCGCACCCACCACGCCCACAGCGAGCAAAGCGTACGGGTTGATGCTCGCGAGTTGGAGCGCCGCGATCGACTTCGCCAGCGCCATGATCTTGTCGGCCAGGGCGTAAGTCGCCAAAATGCCCGACACCCACAGCGCGACCTCACCAAACTTCTTGAGCAGATCTGTGTTTTCCCGGAGCCAGGCGACCAGACCGCGCAGGTTGCCGATCAATGCCTTGAAGCCATCCTGGAACTGGGCTCCGATGTCCTCGCGCAAGTTGTTGAACTCGCGGCGCAGCGCGCCCAATTGTCCCTCGACCGTCTGTGAGGCTGCCGCGTGCGCGCCCTGGATCTTCGCACCTTCGCGGATGACCGCGTTGTAGCGGAGCTGCTTCTCCTCGGTCTCGGTCAGCGCGCGGCCAAGTTGAAGCTGCGCGATCTGAGCTTCCTTCTGGAAGTCGACGAACAGCCCCAGCGTGCGCAGGCCGCGCGAGGTGCCGGACTCGATGGCCATCACGATGGATTCGAGGGCCTCGCCAGCGGCGATGTTCTGGACCGCCGCCGCGTCCTTGGCGAGTTTCGCCAAGCCTTGCGCCTTCGACAGCTCCAGGTCGGCCACGATTAGTCTCTGCACGGCGTGCGCGGCCTCGGTGTACTCGAAGCCGATCTCTTCGATCGCTGAGACCTGCCTGGTGGCCGCAGCCGCGCCCACGCCGTGCGCGTTGGCCAGCGCCTTGAGCGATGCTTCGGCTTTGGCATTCTCGGCGGCCATCATGACGGAGCCGACGGTGAACTCCTTGGCCCAGGCGAGGGCGCTCTTGATGGCGTCGGCCAGCAGATTTCCAGCTGTCGCACCCTTCACCATGGCCGCGGTCATGCCGTCGATTCCCTGCGCCGTGCCTCGGGCGGTCTTCACCGCCGAGGCTTCCATGCTGGACAGGCTCGCGTTGACGCTCTTGATGGACGCATTGGCCCGGTTGGTGTCGACTTCAACGACGAGTTCGAGCCTGTTATCGGCCATGATCGGGGCAAATGGTCTTGTGTAGTGGTACCGCTGCTGGTACCATCAGAGTGTGAGCAATGCCGCCAAGATCCTTCAGCGGATGCGGACCAACCCGCGGGACTGGCGGATTGAGGATCTGAAAGTGGTTGCGGACAGATTCTCCATCGACTATCGCCAGCACGGCACGAGCCACGTTGTATTCCGCCACCCCGTGGCGGGTCTGCTTACGGTTCCCAGCGCTCGCCCGATCAAGCCGGTTTACATCCGGCGATTCGTGGCGCTGATTGACCTTGTGGAGGGCAAGCCATGAAGAAGAGACTCCCCCTGGATCGGTATCCGTTTCTCGTCCGTCCGCTCTCCAAAGAAGAAGGAGGCGGATATTTGGTGGAGTTCCCGGACTTTCCTGGCGTCATCTCCGATGGCGAGACTCCGGAAGAGGCGATCCGCAACGGCCAGGATGCGCTCGCGGCCGCACTCGTGACAATGCAAGAGTTTGGAGATCCGATTCCCAAGCCGAGCCAGGGCACATCGGCCAGCGGGCAGTGGCGGCAACGGGTACCGCGATCCCTGCACGCCCGCCTGGTGTCCCGCGCACAACAGGAGGGTGTCAGTCTCAACACGCTCGTCACCACGTTGATTGCGGAAGGACTCGGGCGGAAAGAACCCTCTCGCCGTCATCGGTGAAGTGGATTCCGGTTCGAGCGTCACAGACATAGCAGTGGGTAGGCTTGAGAAGAATGTCAAGGATAAGGGGTTCGAAGAAGAAGCCCACGACGGACGCGGTGGAGATCCTTTCCCGGCGGTTCTTCAAGGGCCAGCCCGAGCGCCTCATGGCCTTGGAAGAGGCGCGGGCCGACGACGAGGTCGCCCGCAAGATTTTCGAATTGCGTAAGAAGGCCGGTCTGACGCAAGCCCAATTGGCGAAGATGATCGGCACGACGGCGTCGGTGATTTCACGCCTCGAGGACGCGGACTATGAAGGTCACTCGCTCGCGATGCTGCGCCGGATTGCGGCGGCCCTGAATAAGCGGGTCGAGATTCGTTTCGTTCGGGTCCGCCGGCCTGCGTAAAGGTCGACGTCAGGCTCGGGGCATGGCCTGTTTCTCTTGCTCGTGCTTCGTTTGTTCTTCTTCCAGTACCTGGATTGCGGCGAACTCGTCGGCCTGGACTTCATCGAGGCCGATACGGACGCCCAGCTTCAGCGCCGCCCGAAGGTCGAGCGCGCGCCGCAGCAACAGTCCCGCCTCGGAGGATTGTGCGGCATCGAGCTTGTCGAGCGGGCAGTGGCCGCAGCGGCCTCCATCGTCCGGAGCGTCCGGGCAGAGGCCGGGGTCGCAGAGTTCGTCGCGGCGGAGCGCCCAATGAATCAGGAAGCGCAGGGATGGTCTGTCGGGCCACTCCCCGGGGGTCAGTTTGGGTCGCCGGTCTCCTGGAATGCGCCGTCTAGAGCGTCAATCGCGGCTTTCACCGCGACGGCCTGGTGAATGATGGGCACTTCTCCCGAGTAGCCTTCGGAGGATTCAAGTAGCTTCTTGAAGAGCGCGGCAGCCGGGGCGAGATTGATGATCAGCTCTTGCCGGTTGTAGGGCAGGTCGAGCACTCGCGCGAAGCCGCGGCGGTATTCGAAGACGTCCTTGGCCGAGGGCATCCGCAGCGTGTGGTTCACGGTGCCGCCGAGCACGCGCAGCGTCACCCGGAAGGCGTCACCCTCCTGGACGACGTCGTCGACATCGGCTTGGCTCAATTGCTCGATGATGCGGCTGGCTTCGAAGGCATCGACCTCGGGGGCGTTCTCCTCTGGCACGCGGATCTTGGCGAGCAGAGCGGCGTCGGCTTCTGCCGAGTCGGGGATCGTGGTCTCCGACACCCCGCGCCCCAGTTGCTTCACGATGACCTTACGTTTCTTCTGGCGGTCGATCCATTCTTCGTCCGTCGGGAAGCGCACGCGGACGGCCTTCACACCTTCAGGCGTGCGCAGGTGAATGGTGATGGGTTGCTTTGCGTCAAACATGGCCATTCCTTACTGAGCGATTCCGTCCACGTTGCACTTGGCTACCGCCGAGACGATGCCGTTGGTTTCATCCCACATCGGCAGGCACTCGACCGAGACGGTGACGATGCCGTCCGTCTCGCCCACCTCGGCCGAGGCGAAAGAGACCTTATGCCAAGTGATTTCAAGCGAGTTGTTCGCGTCGTAGGTGAGCGCCAGCACTGCTGTGCCCGTGGACTGGCTCTTGAGTTTCGTGAGTTCCGTCGATCCGTTCTCGAAGCGGGCGACGAAGCGCAGCGTGCCCTGGCGGTTGCCGAACTCAAGCCGGCCCCGGATGGCGCCGCTTGCGCCGTCGCCGGGCACCTGGAAGCCCGAGCCAGGGTAGAATCCGCCGTCGAGGCGAACGGTGTTCTTCCACGACGCCTCGAGCGAAACGATGTTCTTGTTCGAGACGTAGTTGACGCCGTTGATCGAGAGCGCGAGCGACGCCGACGGCAGCAGCTTCTCCACGGTCGCCGCCGGCATCGTGATGCCCGAGGGCTCAGTGGTCTTGCCGGAGCCGACAAACTCGACCGTGATCTTGGAATTCGCGCGGCCTGGCCCCGAGCCGATCGAGATGGTCCAGCCTTCGACCACACAGCCCACGGCCATCCGGTCCACCACGACGCCAGCGCCCGGACGGATCTGCTCGACGAAGCTGAAGTAGGGCAGCTCGGCCGCATCACCGTTCGCCGGGAACAATGGCGTACAGGTGTAGGTGAAGTTCGGCGTTGTGCCGGACTTGACGACTTTGCCGAGCCCGAACGCCATCGCCCAGGCCCCGATCTCCGCGCCGAGATACTTCTCGAGCGTCCCGTTGACGTCCCAGGAGGTCTGGAAGGACTGCGTAGGGAACTCGTGGCCCTTGCCGAACTCCTCGGCATCGTTTTCGGTGTTCAATTTCGGGTTGGCCAGCGCGGCGTTCAGCTTGCGCAACTGCCACATCTGGCCGCCGGTGTTGGCGGTCGAGATGTTGGTCTGCTTCTGCTTACCGAAGCAGATCTGGATTTCCTGCATCCGCGCGACGGACATCAGGCGTTACCTCCTCTTCCGTGACCTGCCGCCAGCCAGCTACCATCCTCGGTACGAGCTCGGCCGGCGTTGCTTCGACTTCTTGCACCTCGCCATCGGGCGAGCGCATGAGCACGGTTTCATTCATCTCCCATCTCCATGAAGCTGAGGGGCACTTCGAAATAGTCGAGGCCTTCGGCGTCGGTCTGCCGCTGGATCAGCGGCAGGTCCATCGGGTGGCAGGCAGGGTGGACCGTCGCATTCAGCATCGGCACACCCGCGGACGCCGACACTCCTTTTGTGATCAGCCGGAACAGCCGGTAGTAGGCCGTGGGCGGGTCACCGTCAAAGGTCTCGCGAGCCCGCAGATACAGCGTCACCTGGTGCCGCCAGACATCCACGCCGCCGAAGCTCGCGGGCTGCGTCCCCTGCCAGGTGGCCATAATGCCCGGCGCGGGCATGTCGTGGATCGCCGCCGCGAGGCTCGCGCGCTTCGGATATTGATCGTGGTAGGTGTAGATCCGCTGCTCATCGCCACCCATCTCCGTGACCAGCTCCGGAATGCCACGAAGCAGAGCGACCAGATTGTCGACCAGTTCCGCCGGATTGATCATCTTTGCTTTCCTCCCAGGACGCGCTCGACGACCAGACAGGGCTTCATGGCATCCAGCATCTTGCGGGCACCCTCAAGCACGGCCGCCTTGTTCTTCGGCGAAAACACCATCCAGGCCTCGCGCTTCTGGTTGGCCCAGGCCTTGATCCGGTCCTTGCGGGTCGAGACGTTGGCCTTGGCGCGGTTCTCGCTCACCGTGCGGACCTTGAAGTTGCGCAGCAGGTCGCCCGAGAAGGTCAGGTTGCGGCGGTTGCCCTTGCCCTTGCGCGTTTTCCAGATCGCGTAGCGCTTGGTGAGCGGCCTGGCCGCGGAATCCTCCGGGCCTTGGGCGGCGGCGAGCCGCGCCTTCACCGCCGCGACGCCCGCCGCACCCAGCTCATACATCTGGCGCTGCCGGAAGTTGAGCAGGTCGAGCCGCAGTTGCTTCTTCTGGTAGACCCGGACGCTCGGCATGAATCGCCTTCAAGAGAACTTGTGCGCAATTGCCCACAAGTCGAGAAACCTCCGCCAGATTTGGCGGAAGTCAGTTGGCTTTACGCAGCCGGAGAACGGCGGCGCCCTCCGCATCGGCCTCGATGTCGAAGACTTTGTAGCGAACGCCGTCGATCTCGACCTCGTCTCCTCGGACGGGCGCGGCAGGTAAATCCGCCATCCGCAGGAAAAGCACCGCATAGACGCCGGGCGAAGCATCTTCGGCCTCGCGCGCCGGCTGAAACACCGCTCGGACGGCGGCCTGCCCGCCCGCCTCGGGCAGGTAGAGGACCTGGCGGCCAAACGTCTTCACGACGGCTGCGTTCAGGCCGCTCACCGCCGCTTCCCAGCCGTTCATGGTCAGGACTTCGTCCCCTTGACCAGGACCTCCGGCCGCAGGCAGATCGGCAGCGGGTTCTGCTGCGTGTGCAGATCGGTGCCGCGCCCGAACTTCCGCGGCTCCTGCTTGGCATAAAGCGGCAGGCCCAGCGTGTTCGCCGTCTCGTTGAAATCGGCCGGCGCGAAGAACGTCCGGAAGGTGTTGGCGGTGCCGAGCGGGAAGAAGTGGGCCTCGTCGTCGGCGATGAACTTCCGCACGGCTCCGGAGGCGTCGGTCGCCTGGCCACGGTACTCCTCAAACGTCACGCCGCCGAAGGTGAACCCCGTGCGGTAGTCGTTGCCGAGCTGCTGGTTGCGCTGGTAGTACTGGAAGGCCTCTTTCACCTTCGCATGCGTCGTGAAGGCGTCGTAGAAGCCCGAAGAGCACAGGCACAGGATGCCCGTCATAAACTCGCCCTTGAGGTTGTCTTCGATGTGGCGCTTCACCTCGAGCACCTTGAGCAGCACCTCGGTCGAGGCCGTCGACAGCGCGAAGTTGACCGTCTTCGGCGTGATGTCGAACTCGGTGTACAGGTTGTAGAGCACCGAGCCGTCGGCGTCGAGAATCACGCCCTTGAGCGCGCCCATGCGCAGGTGCTCGAGTGTGATGGCGTGCTTGTTGCGCATGTTCTGGAGCTTCAGGGCGAGCAGATCAGCGAGCGCCTCGGTCTCGGACTCCGAGCCGAATGCGCGGATGCCCTGGACCTCTTCAGGGAGCACGGCATCATCGTGCGGGATGTGCGGGATGACGAACGAGCGCACCTTGCGCTTGCCTTGGGTGCCCACCGAGCCGGGCGCGCCGACGGGTTGCGTGGGCAGCAGGTTCAGCACGCCGCTCATCTCCTCGATGATGACCGTGCGCGTACGGACGCCCGTGGCGGGCATGAGGTTCAACTGCTCGAGGCGCCCGTAGGTGTTGGGGATCTTGTTGATGGCCGCCGTGAGGGCGACCATGTTGAAGGCATCGGTGGCGAATGGATTGAGCATCGGCATGGGTTAGGCTCCTTCCCGGACGAGAATGCCCAGGGCTTTGAGTTGATTGATGGCGGCGGTCTTCTGCGGGCCGGTGATCGAGCCGGGCCAGATGAGACCTTTGTCCGAGCAGATGGCGTGACGCGCGACGATGACGCCGGGCTTGTCGGCGGCGCTCGCATCGACGGCGTTCAGCAGCACGCCGGCGGCGTTCTGCGAGCCGTCGGAAGCGGCCGGCGCGAGCTGCGTCACCTTGCCGCTCGCGGTGACAATGCCGATCACGGTTCCGGTCGCCAGATTCTGGCCGCTTGCGACGGTGACCTCGTCGCGGCTGTAGAGGTTGTCCTCTTCAAACTTCAGCCAGTCGCCGAGGTAGTTCGATTCGGTTTGAACGGGCATGGGCTACTTCGCTCCTTTCGGGCCGGCCAAGGCCATGCAGGCCCTGACGACCGGGTTTTCCTCGAGGTTCTGCTTGGCTGCGGTGCTGGCCTCCGGCAGAACGTGGGACCGGATCTCCTCTTGGTTGGCCTCGGCCCGCAGCGCGAGCAGTTCCTTGCGGACGTCGGCCGCCGACAGATGGCGGGCGATGAAATCACCGGCGAGCGTGGGCCGGCCGGCGATCGAGCACAGCACGACGATCTCGGCCGCCTCGGCGTAGCCCTGCTCGCGGGCAGCGGCCTCAATGGCGGCAAGATCGGGAACGGGCGGACTCGTTACCGCCTGGGTTGCTTCAGACACAGTTGTGCCTCCTTTCGTGAACTTTGGTTTTGATATCGATTCGGTCATTGCGGCCAGGGCGTCGCGGAACGTGCCGACACGGTCGGCAAAGCCTAGAGCGACGCTGTCTTCGCCGTAGAGGGTGCCCGCCTGCGTTCCGCGCACGGCCGCGGCGCTCAGGCTGCGGCGGCGGGCCACGGCATCGACAAACATGCTGTAGAGGCGGTCGACCTCGGCCAGGAGCACCGAGCGGGCGCCGTCGGAAAGCGGCTCGTGCGGGTTGAAGTCGTTCTTGCGGTCCCCGGCAAAGATTGTGGTGTAGCGGAGGCCATTCGCCGCGTCCCAACCGCTTTGATCGAGGTGCATGGCGATGATGCCCACCGAGCCGACGCCGCCAGTGCGGGTGACCCAGATGCGATCGGTGGCCGAGGCCAGCAGATACCCCGCGCTTAAGGCCCAGTCATCGACCGATGCCCAGACGGGCTTCACCCGCGCGGCCTCCTCGATCAGGCTCGCCACATCCCAGGCGCCGTTGGCCTCGCCGCCGTAGCTGTCCAGGCGCAAGAGGATGCCTCGGACCTGCGGGTCGGTCGCGGCGTCGAGAATCTCGTTGCCCAACTGCTCATAGGAGGTGAGGCCCGACTGCGCATCCATCCCCGACGAACGGTTGACCAGGCTGCCCGAGACTTCGATCACCGCGACGCCGGCGTCCGTCACGGCATAGGGCTTCCGCGACCGTTGCTCGGTGAGCAATGCCGCCTCCACCGCTGGCGGCTCCACACCGAGCCGCGGGGCCAGCACGGCCAGGATCGCCGCGAGCTTCTTCGAGTCGATCATCAGCGGCGTGTTGAACACGCGCGAAGCGATATGCGAAAGGTTCGTCATCGGACTTGCGTGGCGGGCTCTGGCTCAACGACTCGCTGCCCGTTGCTGGTTGTTTTGCGGGGATCGGAGTCATAGACGTTGCCGTATGAATCGGCCCGTGCGTTGTCGGCGGCGGCCTGCCGGTCGACGTCTTCTTCGTCGTAGCCCATCTCGTTGATCACGGCGCTGCGCGGCTTGAAGCCCGCGCGCACGGCTACCACCTCGGCGTTCATGTCCTTGAGCGGATCGACCCACGCCCAGGACGGCGGCCGCCACTCGACGTCGAGATAGGCGTTCGGGTTTGATGCGTAGTCGCGCGCATCGATCACGCCACTAAGGACCGCTGCCTCGATCCACGCCCGCCACACCGGGCGGCAGAACTGGTAGACCATCACCTGGTGCTGGAACTGCTCGCAGCGGCGCCGGAACTCGAGCAATCCCGCGCGGATCGAGGAGTAGTTCACGCGCTCCAGATCCCCGGTGAGCTGCTCGTAGGTGATCCCCAGGCCCGCGGCGATGGCGCGCAACTGCACCCGCATGAACTCGGTGTACATGCCGCCCACGTCGCCCGGCTCGGTGAACTTCACGTCTTCGCCCGGAAGCAGTTTCACCATGGAGCCCGGCTCGATTCCCGCCAGCGGCGCGCCGCTTGCGTCCGTCTCCCCCTCGCCAGGCTTTGAGCCGATGACCGGATCCTCGGGATTGTTCTCGGTGATGAACGCCGCAAACATCGCCGCCAGCTTCTTGCGGACCAGTTCGGCGTCGTCGTACTGGTCGAGCTCGTGGAGCTTCACCAGCACCTGCGCGAGCCACGGCTGGCCGCGATGCTGGCCTGGCCGCAGTGGCTTATAGATGTGCAGCACGGTCTCGGCCGGCACGCGCGCGGTCTCACCAGCGTTGAAGAACAGGAGCTTCTCGCCCGGATGCTCGCGGTAAAGGTGATACGCCACGCGGCGGCCAATCCGGTTGAACTCGATTCCCGCGCGGATGACGTTGCCGTTCGGCAGGTTCTCGTTCTTCGCCGTCGGCAGGTGCTCGGCCTCGAGCAGTTGAAGTTGCAGCGGCACCGTCAAGCCGTCTTCGGTCCGGCGCTCGCGGATGCGCACCAGACACTCGCCGCCCTCGATCGTCGACCGGCAAACCAAGGCCTGGAGCCCGTAGAAATCCGTCAGCCCGGCGGCATCGGCGTCGTCGGTCCACCGGAGCCAGAGTTCCTGAAGCCGCCGCTTCACCTCCGGGTCCGGGTGTTTTGATTGCGGCTTGATGCCCGTGCCCACGGCGTTGCCGACGAAACTTTCGACCGCGTTGCTCGCCCAGGCGTTGCGGCGGACCATGTTGCGCGAGCGCGAGCGCAGCGCATCGCCGCCGCCGGCCACCAGGGCGTTGATCCCTTCATTCGATGGGTTCCAGCCCTGCGTGCGGCGCGTGCTGGCGGCAGCCTCGTAACCGGCAAGCGCCCTGATGGGCGCCCCGAAGGCCGCGCGCATGAGATTCCGCCAATAACCCATCAGAAACCTTTCGCCGTGTAGGTCCGGATCACGCGCGAGCGCGGCCGAACCGGATCCGCGGCAGCCATCGCGGCTTTCACTTCGGCGATCGCCTTCTTGAGTTCATCGATGCTGCGGTACTCGAGGCTGCGGCCTTCAAACGTCACGCGCAGCGTGCCGCTGGCCAGCGCCGCCTCGAGCGCTTCGAGTTGAGTTTGCGAGTAGGCCATGGGTCAACCCACGACGATTCGAATGGCTGCGCGATTGAGCCTTAGATGAAACCAGGCAGTTTCGTGGTCTGGACGTTGCTCCGATGGACTGCCTGATCGAAGATCATAAGGAGGAGTGGCTGAGGGCTTGGCATGAGTATTTCAAGCGCTGAAACACATCCCCGGGCCCATGAAGTCCAGGTGACCGAGGACGAGTTGATCGTCTTCCTCGCCGATGGCCGCCGTCTTGCCGTCCCTCTGGCTTGGTTCCCAAGGCTGTTGAACGCCACCGAGTCTCAACGGCGCAATTTTGAACTTCTTGGCGACGGCCTCGGCATCCACTGGCCTGAGATCGACGAAGACCTCAGTATTGCCGTTCTGCTTCGGGGCTCAGGCGCGCTTCCGAAGTAGCTCTTCCCACTATCGAGCCATGTAGGGCGAGCGGACCACCACTCGCCGCACGGGACGAGCATGCGACAGCGGAGTTGCCGAATCAGCCTCCACCCCGTGTCGGGGCAAACTCTCTTCCAGTTCCCGCCAGTGCTTCTCTGTGAAGCGATCGATACCGTAGATGGAGGCCGCCGCGCGCGCGTACACCCGGCAGTCGAGCGCCTCGTTGCGGCGGTTGGGTGCAACGACCCAGTGGCCTTTGACTAGGCTCTCGGCGGTCAACTGCCGGAAATACTCTTCCTCGTAGCGCGGGAAGTGGCAGTAGCCTGCCGGGAACGGCTCGCCGCTTTCTTCGGTCGGAGGCGCCAGGCGTAGGCGGCTGTAGAGTTCCGACTTCGCCACGGGCGTCCCCAGCGTCCACAGCCGCGTGACGCGCCGCTTGCTCGCATCGACGGGCGAG